GATGAATTGATTAATACAAATATTGATAAGGATGCTCAGTATTATACGGATACCGAAATTGGCGTAAAATTTGTTCGCGCAACATTGCTTAGCAACGGAAGTACGGCATCTCCAAACCAATTAAGCAACGCAATTAGCAAGGCTATTAATAAGGACGCCGATCCAAATGCTTCTGAACAGGGATTTCCCGATATCCCATGGGGAGGCATTGGCGAGGGCAGTATTTACACTTTCACAAATCCAGAAGCAAACTTGTTTAGTGTTGCCCTTTCTAAGAGTGGCCTCTCCAAGGAAATGTCATTAAAAATGGACATTCAAGTGTATAAAGGAACTGCGTCAGGTGACAGAGATTTGTTTTGGCGCATTGTTGATATTCGGCCAATTAATGTCACATCTGATAATAATTTTAAGTGGAGCAAGGGAGACGTATTTACGATTACAAAATCACTAATCAATCCTATTGATTCTGTTGTTTTTCATTTTGAAGTTACTCGTGGCATCTCTGGAAAGCTGCCTAATGCAACCGTGGCACCTGGGCAGTACGAACGTATTTTTGAAGGTAATTCTGCCATCGCTGAAGTTTCGCACTATGGAGATTTAATTAGCAGGAGTTGCGACAATGGCCCGGAGCATGAAGTGGTATATGTAAATGAAAGCCTTACGCCAACAAATATTCCCACTTATGAAGGATGCGCAATGGCCGGTCTTCGCATTCGCAGCGGACGCAACATGAGCCAGTTGGAGCAGCTTCATTTATATCAAAAGAATGGCATTCAAGTGGAGCTTGTAAGGAGCACTGGAAAGCCTTACGCGGTTGGTCCGTCGAATATATTTACGGATCTTGTGTATTATTTGCTGACCAACAAGCAAGCTGGCATGGGAGGATTAGTTGGTGATTCAGTGGTTGATGTAGAGAGTTTTCAAGAAACCGCAAAATTTCTTGAAAGTAATTATTTGTATTACGACGATGTAATTACGGAGCCTAAAAATCTTAGGGATTTTATTGCTTCCATCGTCCCATCATTACTATGCACATTGTCCACTCGCAATGGGAAGATTGCTATTACTCCGGCATTACCCGCTCAGCGCACTGGATCTATTGAACCATTGGTAAGCGTGCCAATTCGTGCAATGTTTACTGATGGCAATATTATTGAAGACTCCTTTGAGCTGCAGCACATTTCTGCTGACGACAGAAAACCATTCAAGGCGTCCATTCGTTATAGGCAAGAAAAGACGAATCAATTCCCGGAAGAAAAAAATATTGTCGTCTACTACAACGACCAAGCTGATGCTCCTATTGAGCAATTTGATTTCACTCACATTACTTCACGCATCCATGCAGAGCAGGCAGCCAAGTATTTGTTGAGTTCACGCAGAAATATTACGCATACTATTAGCTTCAAGGCTGTGCCATATGGCATTGCATTGGCTCCAGGCGATTACATTCGCGTTGTAACGCAAAGTAATATTTTTGATCCCGATGCAAATAATGGCGTCATCTTAGACGATCAAGATGACAATGCAAATGATCCGCGCAAAGGTAACTTTGCTGGTGGCACCATTGTTTCTTTTGAGCCAATTCCAGATGGAAACCACCCGGTGTTTTTATGGGACAGGACAAATCAAGATGTGCAGGATACAACTATTTTGGTAAAGGATGGAATGGCTTTTAATCAGCGCAATGCCATGTTCTGTCTTCGCAAAGACATTAATAGGGAAGAAGTGTACACGGTTGAATCTCTTCAGTTAGATGAAGATGGAATGGTAATGATTACTGCCAGTTATTTTCCTCTTTATGGCGGCACAGATTACAGTAAAATTGCATATGAGGTGGTACGCGGTGGACAAATTGGTTTCACCGTCGAAGCAAACTAATCATGAGTCTTCCAGACATCACGCCCACTTCTCGATCACTAAATCTTGGTCCATGGCCGCTTAAAACTTTCCGTCTCAATAATGGAGCTGAAATTCGGCGTCTTTATGGCAATAGGCGAAATAATTTAGAGCTTGAACTTACCTACGAAAACTTACCAGACAGCGTGGCAAATCAATTTAGAGAGAAATATGATGATACAAAGGGAGGGTTTGATACATTTCGACTTCCAGGCAATACATTTGCTGGGTGGACAAGTGACTCTGGCACCTATATTGGACCCACTGCCAACGTTTGGAGATATAAAGAGCCTCCCACTATTACCAATGTAAAAAGAGGTGTTAGCACTGTGCAGGTGGTCTTAATTAGCGTGTTTGTTCAATAAGACACGTTGGAACAATTAGACTAATTAGTAGGTGACTGTGCTATGACTTATTTCACTGGACGAAATGGGAAAATGGTGGTCGGTGGTTCTACCATCGCCAAGGTTACATCATGGTCCATGAACGCAGACTTGGACCTTTTGGAAACCACTGCATTAAATGATGCCAATAAAAGTTTTGTAGCCAATCTTCCTACTTATACTGGTAGTGCCACAATTTTATATTACAAAGATGCTGCTGGCGCCTTTGAAACTGATGGCATTTTTGGCAGATTATTAAGGCGAAACGCATCACTAGCAACTGCTACTTTGCGGCTACAAATAGCGGACGGTAACACTGTGCGAGAAGTAGTTTTAGAAGCATTTATTACATCATTAGCCATTGGAAGTTCTGTGGGAGAAATCGTATCAGCAGATATTAATTTCCAGGCAACGGGAGACCTTGCCGATCCTACGGCTCAAGCACCTGCTGGTGTTGCATTGTAATCATGAGTGTTTATCTTGGACATCGAGGGCGAATTGAACTGCAGCGCACTGGGCAGTCAAAGATTGTCACCAATGTATTGGCTAATCATGTCAATGCCGATTTAGATCGGCTTCAATTGGATTTTGGTCAAGAGAACGGAGTGGATTTATTATGCCCTTTTAATAATGGCGATGAGATAGAATTTCGCGGGCCAATAAACGCCGCAGGAAATCGCACATTATTATCTTTTGTATCGGCTAGTGGCTGGTCAGATGGCAATCAGCATGGCTCTGGAAAATGGTTTGTTAATGTTGATGACCTAGGTGGAATACGCCTTTATTCAAGTTTTGAGGCAAGTCTGGCTGGAGATACTGGTACGTCTATTCCATTGGAAACACTTGCTAATGATATTGACAATGTAGAACTAGAGCTTGCAAATAATATCCCGCGCATACTAGGCAGGGCTATTTCTTGGGAATTAAATACAACCAGGGAGAATGTTGATACGACTGTATTAATGGATCAATTCAGGAGTCAATGGTCGAGTTTGATGTCTGGAAGTGGGCGAATTAATGCTCAATGGAATTACAGAGAAGAAGTTGGAGAAACCGGAATTGATATTTCCAATTATTTTCTACAGCTAGCTTTGCGTACTGAAATTGGGGCTCAGTTTAAGGCTCAATTGTTCCTTAAAACTCCTGGAGCTGGAGGCTTAAATCCAGACGGCACTGACGACGCGCTTTGGTATGACATTTCTGGAGTGGTTACGCAAGCGGGGGTGCAAGTGTCGCCAGATGCATTGATAGAAGTTGGAATAGATTTTATTACAACGGGACCAATTAAATTACTTGCTCGTACTATTCCATTGGATGTTATCTTGCAGGAAAATGGAGATGATCTTTTGTTAGATGGTTTAGTTGCTGGCCGCCTCTTGCTAGAGTGAGGCATAGCGTAAAAAGCAGCGCTGAATTATGGCCGACCTTAAAATTTCTCAACTTACAGAACTTGCTGCCGCTGATTTGGCAAGCGATGATGTGTTGGCTGTTGTTAATCTTGGCACTGGAGAAACGCGAAAAATCAAGGCCACTTCATTAATTAATAGAAGCGTAATTTTTCTTTCTGGCAGTACCATTTCTGGAAGTGCTGTTAATTTTAGTAGCGTTACTATTAGTGGAACATCTTTAGCAAGCGGCACAGTTTCGTCTGGTAATATTGCGTTTAATTCAATTACTGCTCAATTATTGGCAGACAATAGCGTCAATGTAGTAGACAGCGCTCTGCCAGCGTCTGGTGAATTTTTAGGGCAATTTGCTACTACAACTGGAGATGATTTTATTTATGCATGGGATGGATCATCTTGGTCTCCTATTAAAGCGGCTGGATCTATTGCTTCTGTTAGTGGTGTAGCATCTGGCATTGTAAATATTGCTTCTATTACAACTAGCGGAAATGCCGTCATTAGTGGTTATTTATCTGCCACTACTTCCGGCTCTCAATTCCTAGCTGGGCCGACTGGAGCTGGAGGATCAGTATATTATCGCCCTATTGAATCTTCCGATCTTCCCATTGCTACCACGGCCCAAGCGGGAGCTGTCATTATCAATGGAAATGGCCTGACGCTAAGTGGCAACACTGTTGCCATTGACAATTTTATTTCCACTGCTTCTGGCTTTTTAGGCGTTGCAGTTAATGAATATGGCTTGATTACTCATACCAGGGCTGTTGTTGGAGCGGATCTCCCCATTGCTCAATCTGGAATTACTGGAGCGGTTCAGCCCGGTACTGGCCTTGATGTGGATGGTGTGGGAACTATTGGCCATTCCAACTCCATTGCATCTGGAGTGGTAAACGGCATTACATTTGATACTGAAGGGCACATTACAAATGCCATCCCATTAATTGCAGCAGATATTCCAAATCTTGATGCCAGCAAGATAACGACTGGCACCCTTGACAATGCGCGCATAGCTGCTCAAAGTATTGTGGGCGCCAAACTGGCCGATAGGTCTACGGCGCAATTCGGTGATAATCAACCCACTGCAGAATATATTGGCCAGCTTTATTTTAATAGCCTTTCACGAGATATTTATATTTGGGACGGCAACGTTTGGCAGCCGATTGGTATTTCAGTTGGTGAAATTGTATTCGCCGGTACATACGATGCAGGTACCAATTTAGTTGCTTCTGTGACCAGCGATGGTTCTGCTGTTGGCTTAGTAGTTGGACAAGCACTGCCTGCTGCCGCCACTGCAAATAATAGATATTATCTTGTTGTTTCGGAAGCAGGCACTGGCACTGGTAATGCACCAAATGTAGCGCTTGCACCTCCAGATATTATTCTTTCCAATGGAAGCGCATGGACTGAAATTGACGTTAGTCAAACTCTTACTAACGTAACAGCAAACCAAGTTTCCTATACGCCCGCTGGAAACATTGCTGCAACAAATGTACAAGCGGCATTGGATGAATTAGATAATGAAAAGCTTGCCGTAAGCGGCGGGACAGTTACGGGAGTAATTACCCTTAGCAATACAAGTAGTGGCATTGCTTTTGAAGGCACTACTGATAATGCTTTTGAGACTTTACTCAATGCTGTAGATCCAACCGCCGACAATACAATATTATTACCAAACCTTAGTGGCACATTAATTACCACCGGAGATACGGCCACAATTAGTGGTGTCATGATTGCTAGTGGCACTATTACTAACGCCAAAATCAGTCCAACTGCGGCTATTGACGGAGCAAAAATTCAAGCAGCAAGCACGACGACGAGTGGCGTTGTTGTGTTAGTGGATTCAACTAGCAGCACAAGCACGTCTACTGCCGCCACTCCGAATTCAGTTAAGACTGCTTATGATCTAGCAAATGCAGCGCTACCATCATCTGGTGGCACAATGACAGGAGCAATTACATTTGCCTCTGGACAAACTATTAGCGGATATGCACAACTAGCGAGTGCGCAAAGCTTTACTGCGGCTCAGCGGGGTTCAGTTGTTAGCGTTGCTGGAAGCGGAACTGTAACGCTTAATTTAGCATTGGGCAATAATTTTGCTGCCACATTGAGTGGAACCACTACTTATGCATTGCCGTCTGGAATGACTGCGGGCCAAAGCGGGGCTTTAGTGCTAACGCAAGATGGCACAGGAAGTCGCCTGGTTTCCTTCTCTGGATGGAAATTCCCTGGCGGGACAGCTCCAACTGCCACTACAACGGCATCGGGAGTTGACGTGGTTGTTTATTACGTCGAAAGTGCTTCTAGAATTAGCGCTCGCATGGTTAATGATGTGAAGTAGGAGAAAACTAATGATTCCAGGAAATATTAATTCTTTACTGCTTGCTGCCGATGCAGCGCCTACTGGTTATAGTATCTCACGTTCACTGCGGTTCAACAGTAGTGACAGTGACTTGTGGCAAAACCTTTGTAATACACAGGAGGCAGCAAAATGACTATCCCAGGAAGCGCAATATCTCTTCTTCTTGCAGGCGCAGCTACCGACCCTAACCTTGTCGAGATCTACGCCTGGGGCGGTGGCGGTGGGAGCGGCTATGCAGGTGGATCAGGTGCTGGCGGAGGCGGTGGTGCGGTTTACGCAACTGCTGTAATAAGCCCATCTCAGGTTTACAACGTCATTGTCGGTGGCGGCGGTTTAACAATGGCACCCAATGCAGGCACGGGCGGCACCGTGTCCGGCGGCGGTGGATTAGCTGGCACAAGTGGCTATGGCGGCCAAGGCGGCGGATATTCAGGGATTTTTATTGGCGCTGCAGCAACCCAAAATGCCGCGCTTGTTATTGCCGGTGGTGGTGGTGGTGGCGCTTATGAAGGTGCTGCCGGTGGCGCTGGTGGTGGATCTACAGGTGCCGCAGGAGGCAGCGGAGCTGCTGCTGGTGGCGGAGGCGGAACGCAAAGTGCAGGTGGCACCTCTTCGCATTCGGGTGTTGGCACTGCGCTGAAAGGAGGCGATTGCGGAACATCGGGAGACGGTGGAGGCGGCGGCGGTGGAGGCGGCGGTTATTGGGGCGGCGGTGCTGGCTCTGGAGCAAACCCTGGCTCAGCCGGTGGTGGCGGTTCTGGGTATATCAACACGCTGCAAACACTAACCGGCACGCTTTACGCAGGTTCTGGTGCTACTCCAGGAAATAGCGGCAGTTCTTTTAGAGGAAGCTATGGCAATGGCGGGGCCAGCGGCGCGAACAACGGCTTGCAAGGTGTTGTTATTATTCGCTATCAAGGCACACCGCGCTATACAGGCGGGACGATCACTCAATCTGGCGGGTACACAACACATACATTTACAGCAAATGGCTATCTAAATCTGAATACGGTTCTTTTGATGCCATTCAAGACATCGGCAACTGCAGACCATTCCCCCATTCCAAAGACAGTCACCATGAACGGTACTGTCACGATTTCATCGACTCAGTCAAAGTATTATGGTGCTAGCGCCTATTTCTCCAATGGAAACTGGCTGTCTGTCGCCGCTTCAAACGATTTTCTTTTTGCAGCTAATGATTTTACGATGGAATTGTGGATTTACCCAACCACAAACGCTTATGATATCTTTGGTGCTCTGGGGGGAAAACTTGCGCTTGGCTTGATTATTGGCAATTCATATAACTTTTCCAGGGCCGATGGAACAATCACTTTTGCCGACGACGGCTCGGGCGGCATTGTTACTAATTACCCGAATCAAAACTCAGTGAGCGGGCCAATGGTGGTCAACCAATGGCAGCACCTTGCGTTTGTCCGCAGTGGCACGTCATTTTTGATATTTAGAGACGGTCAGCTTTTAAGCACCACAACTGTCAGCTCTTCCAATAATAACGTCGGCAGCAGTTCTCTCGCCATGGGAATTGGGCGTTTAACTGGATCAACCAATAGGCCAGTCACTGGATACATCCAAGATCTTGCTGTTTATAAGGGTTATGCAAAATACACCGGAACGTTTACGCCTCCAGGTCCCCTTACATAAGGCATGTCAATTCTTCAATTACGCCCGCGCCCGCTGACCCCACTAGAGAACAAG